AATACTCCACCGGATTTGATCTCTCCATCGACAGGTTCTGTTTTCTTGGCTGATGCTACCGGTGCCGCAGATGTGATCCCGAATGCTTTAAGGATTCCTCTTGCCAGTTCATCAATCTGGCTGTTGAACTTGTTGAGATCTCCCTGGTTTGTAATGAATCCATTTTCCAGAAGTCTGTAGCTGTAACCTTTCGCAGCTGCGCGATTGACGTTGGCAAGATGCGCTCTGCCTACTACCTTATTTGCTCTTCCAGGGAAGAATGAACCGATGAAGTTGGCGAGTGCTGTGTCATACTGATCCGGATTATATCCTTCTTTAATAATTACATGACCACCTTTGGCTGTTGATACTCCACTGTCCATGTGAAGTTCCAGAATCTGATAGCTTTTTGGAATATTCAGCGAGCTGATACCTTTGTCGGCGTACCAGTTCCGGTTTACATCTCCCAGAGTAACATTACTTCCTCCAAGCGCTACGATTCGTCTTGCAAGTGCCCGGACTCTCTCTGCTTCTGTATAGCCGTATCCTACTGCTCCACTGTCACCGGCTCCGTGTCCGGCTATTAAAAATAAATGTGCCATAATTGCTCCTTTCTGTGCGACGTCGCACACGCTATATAATATGTTAGAGGACGATTATTCGCCCTCTGCGTTACATTCCGGTAATCCGGCAATGCTGGTTAATAATGACAGGATTCCGGCCAGTACTGATGCTGATACTACCAGCTTTGCGTCTACCTGACCGAGTGCTGTGGCTGTTCCGATCGTTGCTACTGCAGTCTGCGCTACAGTTTTGATTGCTCTGATACCTGCTTTCTTCATCCATTTTTTGGTATCTACCGATACCTTAAATACACAATTTTTAAACATAATTATTCCTCTCTTTCATGTTGTGGTTCTGTCGGTAATTCCATAAGCGCATGATACATTTGCGTACCTACACCATTTCCTTTCAGCGTGTGGTACTGCTTATACTCATCTTCTAATGACTGCTTGACGTACAACGGACAATATCCGTGATCATCATGATACTTGTTGTAGAGCCTTATTAAATCCGCTCTGAGCAGTGCACGTATTCCTTTTCGCATAGCAATCACTTGATAATATATGTATGCAATGGCTGATACTACAAACGACAGGAGCGCCCAATTTTCTGACAAAAACTTAATCATGTGTGTCCTCTCTCTTGTTTCATGGTATAAAAATAAGACCTCTAAGGCCTTGCTCTAATCTCCATATTATCATCCTTATTTTTCTAATGCTGCCTTGATTGCTTCGAGGTCATCGACAGTCAGCGCTGGATAATCTGCTGCGATGTCCTCAATGTTTTCTCCATTCTTGATGCGGATTCTAAATGCTCTTACCATGATTTTCATTTTCAATGTGTTTAAAGTTTTCATAATTACCCTCCTATAATATCTGCCATCATCAATATAATATCATTTGATGCGGACTTTAATTCGTCTGTTGTTGTTTCTAGGTTGCTGATTCTTTCCTCTGGCGTTGGTTCCGGCTCTGAGTCCGGAGTGATCTCCGGCCGTACTTAATTTCTGGCCGGATACACTAAATTGTAATGTGCGCATATCTATACCTCCTCGAAATACTGTCCGACCAGAGCATCTGGTGCGAAGTACAAGATAATGCTGTCTCCATCTGCCATGCCCTGCCGGTTCATCAGATATGTCTTTCCGACATAGGAATAATATTTTCCTCTGGTATACTCCATACCGGCCGTGGCTACTGTGTCGGGAACCGGAATCGGGTTGTCTTTAGTCCCTGTATTACTGTCGGATGCGATTGCCGCCCAGAGACTCGGAGCTACTCCCGGCGCCCAGTCAGACTGGCTTGTGTGAGCCTGCACACATTTGTACAGCACACCGTCTTTCTGCGCCTTATAATCCTTGCTGTAAGCCACGCTGTCTCCCGACCATTCCGGGTAGATGGCCTGCACACCAAGTGCCTGCGAATCTGTAAGGTTCTGTGCCTGTATCTGCGCAACGGCGACCATAGCGCTCTGTATTTCCTTTTGGACTTCCGGAATGGATTCTTTCTTGCGCATGGCCACACCTAGAATGCCGCCTGTGTATTCGGTGATGCTGTAAAGATTTTCGTAGCCATCGTAAGTCGCTAACACGGATTCACGTTCTTTCACGACTATTTTTCTTGTAACAAGAGGATCCCGGAACTTCTTTTTCAGTTCGCTTGCTGTTGTAGATATTGTTTTTATCAGAAGCGAACCATCTGCTTGGATATCCGCCGACTGAATGATCATCTCCGAAGCATCGTTACATACTATCTTCATTTTTTTGCCCTCCTCTTAGTTCCCGTAGTTATACCCAACTACCCTGTATACCCTGTGGTGTGGTGTACTAGACGTACTCCATGCTACACCCGCAGCCGTGCTACCGAAGTTAATCTGCCGGGATGTTTCTGGCTTGCAGGTTTTTCCGGATACGTTCAGCACCGTACTCATCAACTGCATTTTTGTGCTATCATCCGCAGACAAGCGGAATGACGTCATGTCGAACAGCATTGCCCCGGATAGTACTGTCTGGCTTGTTGGAAGCTTAATGCTCTTTTGCGGTGCCTTATGTCCGGCCACGTCTGAGTTATAGAAGATTTCTATATAATCATAATTTTTTACACTATCTGACAGCGTAAACGTTCCGGTAGTGCCATCTGTGTTGTAGTACAGGAGCTTGTGTGTTATTCTTCTCGTTCCTAGCTCCTTACTTGTAGGTGCTACGGTAAGCATCTTTTCCACCTGTGTTACATTAATACCATCCAACGTTATTTTTAAGAGAGGGCAATCATCAATGAGATCTCCGTTTTGCAGGTTTCCTTCCGTGTACTCCGGAACTACCGGATTACTCTCTGCCGGAGATCCCATTATCACAACCCATTCATTTTTTTCCGTATTATCTCCCGAATTTCTCGTATACCGATTAACCACAAGGTCTACTCTTTTCATTCCTTGCGTGCCATTTTCCAGTTCTACCTCGTCGTAAGTTCCGATCTTGACAGAAGACACATTGCCGTGATGATACATCATTCCGCTTCTGATTTTAAGCGAGTTATTAGACACGAGCTCTGGCTCCAGATTTTCCCCAGATGCCAAGATACAGCTATCGCTTCCTATAACTCCCTCAAGAATCTGTCGGAACTGCTGGCTTGTCACATGCGCTTTTCCTGTTCTTCCACTAACTATTTCCATTGTCGCTCTCTCCTTCCAATTCGTATTCTTTCGACACAATCCCGGATGTGACGCTGTAGATTATATTCTCCACAGGTTTCGTTCCGTACATGCCTGTCAGATAGTCTCTGCCACCAACGATGTCTCCGATGCCCACATTAATCCCAAGTTTCTCGACATCCATACCGAACGTCTTTTTACTGCACACTTCTTGCAATTTTTTTCTACTTTGGTTTTCCAACTCGTCGGTTTCTGTGGAGGTATTCTCATACACTTCCACTATCTCATCAAGTCCTTTATAGTACTGTGTCTTTTTAATCGCTCCGCTTGGCCATACGTACAGATGGAACACGTTTCTGTCCTGCATTTCTCCCTTGCCAGTTACGATAAGATGGTTCACACCATCTCTCTTATCCTCCATCGTATAATTAAGGCCAGAATCTTTCGATAACTCTATTACGTCGGAATAATCTACGATTGGCACAGCGCTAACCAAGACATATCCAGAAACACCTTGCTCTCTCTTGTGCCGTATGTCCATCCTGTATCCAACAGTTTGTAGCATTTTTGTAATTCCATCCAGTAGCGTGCAGTACCGGTCGAACTGGTAGTTGCTCACGGACACCCCAGTGTCTGCGCTGGACACCACATACAGACCACCAAATTCTGGTTCGATTAGCTTTTTCAGCACTGTATTAAGCTCTCCGGATACGGTCTTGTAGTTACTTCCAGATGGAGGGCTAATAACCTTCGTGTTCATGCGCCCCCGCCATGTATAACCTTTTAATTCTACGTAATCTAGGGTAGTATCTGTTAACACAGATCCTATAATTCCGCCATACTCTGTATCTGGTACATATACCAGATTTCCATAGGTCATATCTTCTGTCCAGTTGCACCTAGCGATTTTAATCGAGAACTCCCGTTCCTTGTTGGCATCGAACGTACAATTCGCATCTAACAGCGGGTTCGTCCCTATCTCTTTTTTTCTCGTGGCTAGAATTACCATGCTGCCTCCTTCCTCTTCAGAAATACATACAGATCTATTCCGAAGTCTCCGGTCCAATTTACTGATATCAATCCGGATGGAATTTTCTCAAATACGGAGTAATCGTACCCTCGAACATCAAAGAGATTCATCGTCGTCCCATTAGACAGATATTTCACTATCGTCTGTTCCGATGTATTAAGTATCAGATATTCATTACTTTCCAACGTAGTAAGGACCTCGTAAGGATAACCATTAATCAACACTTTTGGATTAACGCATGGTCCATAAATTATCATTTCAAAATCCGATGGAATAATATGATCAATTTCAAATTCTGCCGATCCTCTTTTCTCATTCATAAAATCAAATGAAAAGTCGGTTGGAAAATCCAATCCGCTCTCTGTGACCGGTTCTATTTGTGGACAAAATCTTTTGCTTAAAGCAGTAATCCAAGATAACTCCGGTGCAAGAAAAGTCAGTTCAACTTCCGTATATACATACCCTTTCCATCCGGTCTTCTTTGTTTTGTAGATCTGACATGGCAGAAACGTATCATTCACGTATAGCCGTCCATAATTTCCTGTTTCCGAATCCACTGAAATGACTTTATACAATCTTTCCATATTCTGGATAAACTCACTTCTCTTTCCAAAAACATCTATTGTTATTGTCTTCTCATACCCGCCGTCTTTCTCTTCCCACGTACTGTCAAACCAGTCTGCCTCAACAGTACGAAAAGGTGCCTTGGTAAGCCAAAGCACCTCCCCTCTGCTATTTTTGTAATATGCTTTTACCATACCGGTACTGCTCCTTTCGGTAACGGTTCATCAATTCTCTTTGTTCCAAGATAAATCGGGCGCTTAGATAATTTATCTGCTGCTTTCATCTGGATTCTTTCTAATCGGTCGTAATCAATATCTTTACCTCCGTCAAATCCCGGATAGCTTTTCACTCTTCCAACCGTCTTATCTGCAGTTCTCGCCGATAATGCAAGATCTACGGATCTCTGTAATCCAGATACTGCTCTCTGTACTCCTACATTCATGGACTTGATTGGAATATTCTTTTCGAATCCGATTCCCATACCAAGAGCCATCATCTTACCTACCTGGTCGCGGAATACTCGAGATGGTGAATGAATTCCCAGTGCGCTCTTAGCTGCGTCCAATGCGCTTTTAGCTGCACTCTTGGCTGCTTTTACAATAACTCCTCCAGCATTTGCCAATCCACTTGCAATACCCTTTACGATATTCATTCCAACACTGCCCCAGTTCACACTGGTAAATGCATTCCTGATCTGGCTTACCATACTTGGGATCTTTCCGATCAGGGCCGGTATTCCTCTCACCAGACCAACAGCAAGCTTACTTACGATCTGTACTCCGGCAGTCAGGATTTTAGGAAGATTTGTTATAATTGTCGATGCAAGCTTTCCTATGATAATCGGTGCTTTGGCTGCCACTATCGGAATCGAATTGGCAATTCCGCTTGCAAGACCTTTCATTAACTTAAGGCCAGACTGTATCAGCTTTGGCAAGTTGCCCGCTAAAGAGCTTACCAGCGTCATAATCATCCGCACTGCACAAGGAATTAACTGCGGTAGTTGTGCCCCTAAGCTTCCCGCTAATGTAGATATGATACTCACTCCGGCAGTGACTAATGCCGGCAGATTCACCGTAATTGCATTTAGGATTCCCATGATCAGCGTTGCGCCCTGAGCAACCAATTCTGGTAATGCTGCAGTAATGCCATTAGCAAAGTTCGTGATTACTTCCGGTCCTTTGGTCTGTGCGAGTAATAGCAACTGATCAATCTGTGTACCAAACTGACTGTAGATCAATCCCATACCAGCAACAATGATTGCCGCTCCTGCGCCGATGTTAATCAGCTTAAAGAATGTCGGTGCAAATGTAGCTGCTTTAGCCAGGATTGGTTTGAAAGCATTTCCGATAATACTGCCGTATCCAGAAATTTTCGTTCCGACATTGCCAAGTCCCTGCATCACTGCAGAACCGATGTTCTTAAACGGCGCTGTAAATTTTCCAATCGCTCCGGATATAGGTGACGCCAATTTTGATAATTGATTTTTAATGCCTGCGCCATAATATCCTACCCGGTACGATACCTTCCCAAAAGCGCTACTTATTCTATCTCCCACGCCTTCAAAAGGAATTGCTAATGCATTGCCAAGGGCCTTGAACATTCCTCCAGCATTGTTTAATGACGAAGATGCACTCTTCACCGTTCCAGGTATTTTCCCTATCTTTCCGACAGTCCCATCAATAATTCCATTGAATCCGCCAACTGCAGTTTTTACAGTGCCAACAGCCTTTCCAAGCCCTAACAGTCCCGGAGCTATTCCAGTCAGAACAAGCGCTGTTTTTCCAAAGTCTTTCAGTTCTGCAGATGACATCCCTTTTGTCTTTTCTGCCAATCCAGAGATCGCATCTGTAAATCCCTGAATCATCGGAATCTTCTGGCCGATCTCATCCACAAATCCGACAAAACCGCCTGAATTATATGCATCATTCAAATCAGAGATTACAGACACTGCAACTGCCGCAACTTCTTTCAATGGCTTTTCCAAAGATTCGTAGATGGATATTCCAAGTCCTTCCAATCCAGATTTTAAGATTGTAAGCTGACCTGCAAGGTTATCCTGCATGGTCGCCGCCATTTCAGCCGCCGCGCCATCTGCATTATCAATTGCAGATGATAACTTATCGAAATCGCTCTCAGAGGCATTAACAATAGCTAACAATCCGGACATGGCTTCCTGACCGCCAATAGCTGCAGCTGCTGCCGACTGTTCGTCTTCTGGAAGTTCTTGTAAAGAATCACGCATATTCTCCATCACTTCCATCAGTGACTTCATGGATCCATCGGAATTTTTCAGTGAAATTCCATACTGATCCATTGCCTCAGCAGCTTCTTTCGGAGGCTTTGCCAGTCTCGTCAGGATACTTCTGAGTGTCGTTCCAGCTTGCCCGCCTTTAATTCCTGAATTAGCCATCAATCCAATCGCCATAGAAAGATCTTCGATGTTGTATCCCAATGCTCCAGCCAAAGGCGCTGCGTATTTGAATGTCTCACCCATCATGGAGACATTTGTATTAGCATTGGAAGATGCCGCTGCCAATACATCAGCAAAATGTCCAGAGTCAGACGCTTGCAATCCCATCGCAGTCAACGCATCCGTTACAATATCAGATGTCGTTGCCAGATCTTCTCCGGATGCTGCTGCCAGATTCATGATACCCTCAATACCATTGAGCATATCACTGGTCTTCCAGCCAGCCATTGCCATGTATTCCATAGCCTGTGCTGATTCTGTAGCAGAGAACTTTGTCTTGGCTCCCATTTCCTTGGCTTTATCCGTTAATTTCTGGAAATCTTCTCCAGTGGCTCCTGATATTGCAGAGACTTTAGACATCTCTGCCTCAAATGCAGCTCCAACTTTTACCGCTGCCGCAATACCAGTTCCTGCAGCTGCTCCCAGTGCGGTAACTGCACGTGTCGCAACCTTTAAGCCGGATTTTCCAAGCTTCCCAAGCTTGCTTATACCGTCATTAAATCCTTTTTCATTTATCTTGGTATCAAAATTTAAATAGCCGTCTGCCAATACTATCATCCTTTCTGATAGCACGGCTCAACGGCTCACATGTGCTTTATATCTTTATTTTTATTTCTCTCTTACACTCCCGACAGTTAATATACACACCATCACATTTGGCGGTATCATCATATATCAATAATTTCTTGCCGCAATAAGGACACCGGAACCATTTTCTTTCTGTCGGGATTTTAATTACATGTTTCATCACGCAAACATATCTCCAATCTCATAATCTGTCATTATTCTCCGATTCTTCTTTTTCAGCGCAACTATCTCCTGTATCTTTTTAATTCTTTTGCGCTCGTCCTTATCTTTAATTGTCCGGAGATCTATGCTCCGGTACATAATTCTCTGCTTGATCTCCGTCTTTTCCGGAAGACCTGCAAATAATGTCTGAAACTCCCACCAGTGCATATAAGGAATCGTCTGCAGATTAATTCCATACACCTCTCGAAATGCACTGTAAATACACTCTGCATCTTGTTCAAAAGAATACAATTGCTTCGGTGCAGATCTGGTAATACTCTCATCCTCTTCTGCGTTTTCTGTTTTCATTGCGAGAAAATCACCCAATGCATAAACTGCTGTTTCCAGATCATCCGGGCCCCCATCTATGTACCACTGCAACAACAGTCGGCACTTTATCTGCCAGGGGATATCCTCGTCTTCCACCAGTTTAGCAAATCGTATCCATTCACGAAAATCTGTTTCAATTTGGTAAGCTTCACCATTCACGCAAACTGTATCCGGAAATTTATCGAACAAAATATTCATAGCATACTACCTGTTGCCATTACGGTAATAAGTAACATTTTCCTTATTCTTCTTCTTTCCATGCTGCTTATTATAATTACGTCTCTGCTGTCTGTTACCATGCTGCTGTATGGTATATTCACTGTATCGTCCGTTCAGCTTTGTCGCTTCGTCATTTTCGAATTTCAGCAACTCATCCGCAGCATCAAGACATGCATTCAAGCTGATTTTCCCCTGAAACATTTCTTCATGTGCACCTTCTCCGATAATTCTGTCAAAAAAATTAAAGTAACACTGGCATTGTGCACGAATAATATCTGCAGTCTTTCCAGTTTTGGGTACACGTGCAGCTTCTTCTTTCATTGCTTGTTTCGCATCTTCAAGATTTTCCAAAAATAGTACATCTGTAAAATCAATCTCTGCTTCAAGATTTCCAAATTTAAAAAGGCTCATCGGCTCACTCTCCTATCTTTACTCTGCTGTAAATGTACATGTCTGCCAGCTATCTGTTGTTGTGGCAGTTCCTTTAATGATTTCCCCGGCTGCTTTCAAGCTTCCCTTATAGATCAGTGCATCCGTTCCATCGCCTTCCGTATCCGGGATCACGCTCCAGTCACGTTTTCTTGCAGTACAAGTCGTACTTTCTCCTGTTTTCTCATCGAACAGATCTACAACCACCACTGTTACCTGTGCGTCTGATCCAAGAAGTTCATCGTCCGTGATCATTGCAAGTTTTTTCTGTACTGCATCGTTCGTGTATAAGTCAAACTCATAGTCCATAGATGGTGCATATCCTACCACATCAGATCTTTCACTTGCTTCATCTACGTACTGCCTACTGTATTCAGTGGAATTTTTCCCATCAGACAGCGATGTGAATCCTGTCATTCTGGTGTATGTCTTTCCATCACCGGTTACATCCATAAACGCAACACGCTTATGTCTGCCTACTAATTTCTTTTTGCTTGTATCTCCTTCCATGATACAACCTCCTATCTGTATATTACTCTGCAAATCATCTGATACCGCCCCAGGTCAACCTCTGCACTAAACAAATAGCCGGACTGCAGCACGTCTACTCTGGTAGCATCGTGCCCGTCCAGCTCTGGGAGAATATCATTCATGTTGTTACTTTCGACCCACTCTTCAAAAGCCTGATAAAAGCCACTGTTGGCAATACCGGTTCTAGCATCACCGTCATACGCTTCCTTGCTCGTGAATGCGAATTGAAACTGTTTCAAGCAGGTCCCATCTGTGTATCTCTTGTAGACAGGATCCACTCCGATCGGATCAATGGAATACTCCATTCCATTACCTAAATAATCAATATTTATCTTCCGATCATCAATATCCGGATTCAGCATAACATAATCACGGATACTCTGAATAATCGGTTTTTTACTCTCTTGCAATCCTCTCTGCTCCTTTCAGGATGGGTTCCTTGTGGCTTGCTTTCATGGTTTCAAACCATCTTGGCTTACTTTTGTTCTCATAATATTGCCGGCGGGCATAAGGCGCTAAATATTCGATACTCCCCGATCCGATTACAGTTCCAAGTGTTCCTGATTTAATCAGAAATCCTGTTCGTCTTGGTGTAAGTGGATTCATATACCTCAGGCATTCTGAATCAACAAATTGTTGCGCTTTTGAAAAGCTCTCAGCCTTTCGCTGCGCAAATCCTGGTGTCCACTCTATTTTTGCCGTTACGCTTCCATTCGCATCAGCTGAAGTAAACACACTCCCGCGAGGGGTTGTAATTCGAAATTCCTTTTTCTGTGCCATTTACTCACCTTCAATTCTCCAATGCGGTAACCCGCCGAACCGGTTATCTGACCAGGACAACACTTTGCAATGTCTCAACCGTACGTCTTTCAGATCAGCTGGTCTTTCAATCTCCTGATCATACTCACCAAGCACAATTTGATCATCTGTTTGGATAGTCCAATGTTCTTCCAGATCTTTCAGTTTTGCATATTCTTCCGGTGGAAGATACTGATCCGCATTCTCCACATCGGTAGGAATACGGATCTTATATACTTCTGCACTGTTTAGTCCAGAATCACCGGCGGATGCTTTGTGATCAACATATACATGCACATTCTCAATAATGGTTCTATGCCAGGTATCGAAACGGGTGAGTGAATCGTACCTATGGTTATAGATAGTTATCGTTGCATTCGTTAACATCATCATCCACCGCCAAACTCATTAATCCTGTATTGATCAAATACACTTCTGCGATTTCATATAACATCACATTCAATGGCTTACTCGTATTATATGACACGGAATAGCCATCATTATTTTCCGAAGTCTTTCCGTCACGCCGCTCATACTTATATGCACAATCGCACATTTCACAAAGTGCTGTTTTGGCTTGTTCCGGCCAGTTGTCTTCTTTCATTCGATCAAATGTATACTGGTTAAGTCTTGCACTCATTTTTAATTCCAAGGAAATCCAGCGGTTCTCCGGAATCAGAGAACCACCAAAAGAATCCTTGTAATACTCGTATGTCACATTCATGACATCACTCCTTACTCTCCGGCTTTGTGAACATAGATTGCTACTTTCTTATTGTCCTTCGCTTCTGCAATACCAACTGTTCTGTAACCGAACTTCCATGCATCAGCTGTCTGGTTCTGCTCCGGAGTGATAATCTTCGAAACTGTATGTTTCTGATACTGAATTGCTGCGTTTTTGTCCACAATCAAGAAATCAATTGCTTTTCCTCCCGTGGTTGCAAATCCACCTGCACCAGTTTTCGTCAGTGTGACCTTGTCAAAGAATCTGCTTGCTGGTACTTCAATTACTCCCGCCCAGTCTTCCATCGCCTTCTTTGATGCCGTTGTATCAAGGTCATCAATCATTCCTTTCAGTGTTGTCGAAATAAACAGGTAGCAAGTCTCTGTTTTAGCCTCCGCATTCTTAATTGCAGTCTTGCCTGCGCGAATTGCCGCAATACCTGCTTTTCCATCAGCAATCGCTCCTGTAGCAACATTGTTTCCTGATGCATATCCAGCATACTTCGCAAGTCTCCATGTATCCAATTCCGGCACTACCTGTGTACGTAAGAACTCACCGGACAGACGTCCAAACGCGATACCTGCAGATTCAATATTATCCATTGCATCTACAGTGAACATACGACCTCGATCATAATCACACTTCTTTGTTTCGTAATCAAGCGTTACATCTCCTAAGGCATAGCCTGTCTGCTTATCATAATCTGCTAATCCGCTCATAGACATCTTCGGGATTAAGATTTCATTCGCATTTGCGCCCTCCTGAGCTAAATCATTCGGTCCATCCAGCACTGCTGTTAATGATGCTAACTTGTATGCCTCATCCAGAAGTGTGGAATATGTTTTTCTTAATGCAATTACATTTGGCATATCTTTCTACCTCTTTCCTTATTTCTTTTCCGGCAGTCCCATAGCAGCGCGAATAGCTGAGACATCGTCTGCTCCTGGATCCGCTCCACCGCTAATGTTGGTTCCACCTACTGCATTGTTGATTGGTTCGTTTGCTCCGAACAGATATCCGTCTGACTTCTTTACATCCTCCAAAGCCTTTTTGATATCTGCGGATTGATTCTTTGATTCTTTCAGAGCATCGATATCCAGCATGGCAATAACAGCCTTTTCGTTTCTTCCACCGGCAGTCTTGACTGCTTCTTTGATAGAATCCATGAATACACGATCTGCCTCTTTCGCTGCGTATTCATCATCTTTTGCTTTCAGATCTCCCTGAAGCTTTGTGATCTGCCCCTGCAGATCTTTTATATCGACACCTTCAAACTCCTTCAGCTTGGCATTCACATCATCCAGAGAGGCCTTATAGTTGTCCCTCTGCGAAACTGCATTATCATACTCGCTTTTAGTACGATAATTTTCTTTCCAAGCCTTATCGAAATCCGCTTTTTTATCTGCCGGGACTTCCATACCATACTCTTTCAAAATCTCATAAATATTTTTCATAGTTACATTCCTCCTGAAATATTTTATTGACCGCTCTTTCAGCGGTATGGGATATAGCCGGTTAGACCTCCGGCCGGGTAATTGTCCAGTTTATAGCCTTATGACAGGGCATAAAAATAAGACGCATAACCCTGCGTCTCAAAGGGAGATAAGTGGATCACCTCCTAAAAATGCGTACAAAAATACCACCGGCCTTTCGACTGGTGGTAGCTACATGGATAATACTTTCATATCATTCCATAATTCCTTTAACTGTCTATCATTTATTTTATGTTTATCAAGCATTGCCTTGGCATCTGTATAGAAATTAGTCTCACCTTCTGGACACCTGCATATAAACGGCTCATCATCTCTCCACGAAATATTATATCTTTCTCCATAAAGAATAAACTCGATATCTAATCCTATCTCTATAGCTTCTGACAGCTCAGACAAGTTCTCAAATTTTGCATAATCTTTATACTCAATCATTTCAATCACCTCTTCTCGAGAATATCTTTATTGGCAATTTCATGCCCTAATTTAAGTGGATTATCGCGCTTTGCTTCACGTTTCAAGTTACCTTTTTCATCAAGATACCAGTTATGATAATGTGGTACAATCGGATGTTCTTTTGAATTTCCGTGATCCGTCATATCTATGTCCAATCTTGGTCTTCCATCATTTCCGTAATATCTACGTCTCTGCAAGGCACCATCTTTGAAATTATCAAACACACTATTCGGAGCACCTTTATACGGGATAGAATGTACTTCTCCTATTTGTTTCTTCTTCAGTGCTTGACTCTGCCATTTTACATCTATATATGCTTCACTGATAATTTTCCATTTCTCACTATCATTATATTTCATCTGGCCGAAATTAACAAGCGAACCAATATAATCTCCCAGAACTTCTTTATACCGCTTATACTGAGCCACATCCTTGGATGCATTCTCAATCATTTCCCGCGGGAACAATGCATTCTGTCGTTTGCTATTTGTTGCCACCCGACCTTTCATATCCAGGTAAATACGCTCACGTTCTTCAGTAAGCTTCATCTTCCGGCAGAATCTGGAATATTCATTCAACTGCCCTTGGTATTTTGCTTTATGTAACAAAATCTCATCTGGATCAGCTTTGCCTTTCTGAAGTAGTCGAATTTTTTCTCTCTGCGCCCGCATTGCTACTTCCATCTGGCGTTGCCTTTGTTTGGCTTCGTACAGGGTATACTCTTTTTCTCCAAACTTCTTTGGTTCACTCTCTTCCAGATTCTTGGCATCCAGCCATTCATCTGTCCAGTTGCGTTCGGATATTCCCAGAAAGAATGGATAATATTCATGGTAGCAGTTTACTCCCAGCAATCCTGTTACTGTTCCCAGTCCGCATACATCATACAGTTCACGCTTACTCCACACTCTTCCTTGCCATACTGCATGAGTCGGTCGTGCTCCGGCATGCCAAGCAACCTCGAAATATTCTGTTCCAAGCTTCTCGGCGTTATACTCTGTTATCTTCCCGGTAATCTGACTCACTGCAGTCATTACGGCTCGCCTTGCAGCCACATCCACCCGATCAGCTCGTCCAGATGAATAATCTATCTTCCGGAGTCCGCTGTTCGTAAGTTGTGTAACTACTCTCCTCAGGACACTGTTATAATCAAAAGCGCCAGTTACGATATCATAACATGCTGCATCCAGATATCCGGAATACACCTGAGCAAGTGGCGTCAGCACTTTCCTGCCATTTCCGTAATCCAGGTAAAAACCAAGCGAATTGGTTACATTCTCCAAATCTTCACAACTCTGGTCAATAATTGCTTCTGTGATCTGCTTAAGCTGTCTGTTCTCTTCGAACGGTATGTATTTGGCGTTGATCTGTTCATATATATCTTTATTTCGAACATATTCCTTTTCAATCACCTTGTCATACAACTCAAACATCTCCGGGTAGGAAGCATTGAGCGTTTTCTTGATTTCCCTCTCGATATCCTCAGAAGAATATCCCAGGATCCGTAACCGGTTGATCTGCCAATCTGCAGTACTGGTAATCTCACCAGTCTTAGCGATTCTTCGAACAATATCCTGCATGATTCGTTCTTCCAGATCCTGATATCTGACAGCAATCTTACCGGCCATCTTATTCTTGTAATCATCTCGCATCTTACTCCATCACCTGATTCTGTTCCGGGATTTTTGACTTTGCGGTCGCTTCGTCCTCGTTGTACCATTTCATGCGATATTCAACCAGACTCATAACACCCATACTTACGTCTTGCCTGTCCTGCTGCCTTTCTGATTCTTCATCTGCCAAGATTGAATCATTGAACTCGCAAGTAAATTCCACACCAGACATATAAGAACCGTTGTAGAAAGCCAGCGCATTTACGAATCCATTTAAACATTCTTCGAGCTTCTCCTGTATTGCAGTAACTCGGTTGTATTTTCTAGTCTTTGATGCAAGCACTTCCGTGGCTGTCTTATCCACCTCCTGTGCGTCAGACAGATCTCCGTAAGCAAGACCAACATTGAACTCAATCTCTCGTTTGTATTCTTCTAATCCTCTTCGAAATGCTTCATCCCTCATTGCAGGAGAATATTCTTTGTAAAGTTCTTTATCCTTACCATCTTCAAGGTTCATCCCTTTGTAAAGACGTTTTTTCAGCCTTGGCAGGTAAGTCTTACCGCCTTTACTCTTTAATGCTCTCTGATCCACGTGAATCGCACGTTCTCCAGAATCATATTCCCAGTCAAGACGTGCTGCCTGCACATCAGCTTTCTTTATCAATCCTTTTGCCGACTCATATATTGATACGCCACATGAAGAACTATCCACCTTATTCTCAATTGGATTCTGATAATATCCAAAATCCATTTCTGTCATACCGGTATAAACAATTGGCCCAGGTTGAATATTTGCCCATTCTGCGACTGCTTCCAGGCTGCATCTCTGCCCGATATCACTTCGGCTCTGCGAATGATAACATTTATTTTCAATGGTCAGACTCCCATTTGTGAAATAATGTCTCTCTACCCTGGTATAATAATCATTTTCGCCAACACACTTTACAACCAGAAAAGCAATATCGTTCGGAACTCCGTTATCATCAAAACTAATCGGAATGAATTTATCTGCAACAACATACTCAGCCTTGTCTGAACCGAGCGGTCGGAGAACCATTGCTCCAAGGGCAAGACCGGTCTGCAGCTTCTTGTTCATATCAGATAGACTTTTCTGGAGAACTTTATCCATATTATCATGATTCAGGATCTTGGCTTCCATCTCTACCAAGACAGAATCTGCAAACTCACGGCAGATGCCCTCTTCCAATTTCAAGGATTCTACTGTATCGTCACACCATTCTGCATTCCCGACCAGCATTCTTTTCCATTCATTGATGGCATCGATCATGGCCTGTGACAGTGCCACATCTTTACCAATTATATTTTTTAATGTCGTGTAATTAAACATGCTCACTATCCTTCCCCATAGTCTTTTTAATTCATCAAACATCTTCCACCTCTTCTATCAGATCTCGCATATCCCGTTCAATTGTATACTCAAATGCATCCAGGCTATCAATATCGGTGCTACCATCATCCAGACGCTCATCTTTATCTTTCACGTCTTTATTCCATACCGCATCCGAAAGCGCTGTCTGTAGGGACTTGCAATCCTCTGTAATCCAGAACCTTCCAGCTCCCATCAATCGGATCGTACAGCGAATCCGATCAATGATAGATGCTTTCTTCGCTTTTCTTACAATCATCCAAGGGAATCTCTTTTCCACTGCATTTCGGATGGAATTACCGAGCACTGTCTCCGCATTATCGTAGTAAACGGATTCCACATTACAGTACTCTACATAATCGCCTTGTTTTTTGATCACACTGTATTTATCAATTACCTCTTGAACAAAATCGCAGAACAGCTGATCCAGCATATTGCTGTCTATGTCTTTTTCCTGGTCTTTTGCCATGACTCGCTTAGACATAATCCCTATTACGTCTCTGTAATCGTCTGTATATCCTCTGGCCACAAAAGAATGACCGGACTGATTTCCTCCGAAGTCAAGTCCGATCTCTATCGATACAATATCATTTTTCCTGAATTGTTTATGTTCCGGATTGTCCGCAGGTCCTTCCAATACTTCACACCGGAACTTCTCCGGATTGTCTGCAAATCGTTTATAAATTGCTCCTTCTGCTCTCTTCCATAACCCAAGAATCAGACGATCGTAATAAATTGTACCCTCATACTCTTTGCACAGCTGCTCAACAAATTCCTGTGGAAGAAACGGATTATCAAAGATTGTGTATCTCTGCAAATAGATATCCAGTTCGTCATTATCCAGAAACTCCTTTAACCAGTGTGTCGGATGCTCCGGATTGCAAGCTCCATCAAAGCACGAATATGGCTTATCGAGCCGTGATTTCAGCATCTGGAACACTTCTTTGTTCCATTTGGCAATCTCATCACCGTAACAATATTTGATGCTGGCTCCCTGTATCTTTGCTACCTGGCTGACTTTCTCTGCTCCCAGACAATACACTTCTTCACCGCAGATCATTGCCATATTCCGGTTATTGATCTGCCCGATCAGTTCCTCTGTGTAAATCTCACGCATTGGCTGCAGTACGTTTCGTTCAATTGATTCCTTAGACACACCAAGGATAACATTTAGTCCCGGCTTGCCAGTCCTCTCTCGAATACGGAATGGAACCACAAAAGCTGTATCCACATAAGACTTTCCGGAACGAACTGCCCCGGATTTAATGTTCCATCTATGAGTTGCGTTCGCAATATATTCATTCTGTTTCTTGCTTAATTGCATTGTCCCGCACCTCTTTTAATATCTGATCCAGACGATCAAGCGCATCGTTATTCTCATTTTCGCCTGTGATAGATTCTTTTCTCGCTTTGATCAGTTCTGTTTCTGCTTTCTTGTTCTCCAAATCTTCCTCAGCTCTGTTACTCTGTCCGGAATACTGCGCTACAAACTTCGCAGCCTGTGTATCCCCATCCAATGCAGCCTTAATCTGAGCCATAAGAAGAGCCGATTCCAAAGTACACTCAACTCCAAGTGACTCTAAAATCGGCTTCCATTCTTCGTTATCTATTTCTGCAGTAAGCAGCAGGTTCAACGTCTTCTGGAAGTTCGCTTTCCTGCGCCTTGCCTGTCCGCTTGCTTTTCCCGCTATTTTTGCTAACTCCCGGCGTTCCTCCGGAGTTCGATTGTTATTTGCATCTCTTATGTTTTCATAGCCTGCCACTTCACCACCTTCAATTCTGGTTTATTTTTGTATTATAAAAGCACCCCGGAGGGTGCCTTCCCAAAATAATATATGTATCATTTTTTATCATCGCTTTACTAATCGTTTTAATTATTTTAAGTAATTGCAAGATACCCCTCTGCTATTAATCGCTGAGCCACTACCTCCATACTATCACTCTCATCAGCAACGTTAACTGCATAATTAGTTAAAATAGCGCTTAATAAAATCATCGCTTCTTTATCCGTCTTATTAATCAAACCATAAAGAACGGTTTTTTTATATTCATCTTTTAAAAGTTCTTTTTCATGTTCCCATTTCTTTCCCTCATGATGTTCTATTTCAAACGAAATATCGTTTAATTCTTGGACCAAAATACTATCTAACTCTCTTTGCCATTTTTGTATATCCGGTGCAAGCAATAAGCCAAATGGATACAAATCATTCTCTGTGTATTCCAAATACTTAAGAAATTCCATAAATTGCATAACATATTTTTCTGCATAAAGCAAATACGCTGAAACTCGTCGGCTAAGCCAAGTATCCTCATATTTTCTTATTTCATACAATTTATTCAAAAATTCTCCCAATTTTTTTCTATCTTCTACAATAGTCATATAAATTGTCCAATCTTCTTTTGGATTGTTGCTTTTCACATTAAACAGCTCTGGATGTACAATATTTACATCTTCTATTATATTTGCTTCTTGTTCTAATTTAATTACCTTTTTTATCGCATTTATTTTATCTTTTGCCAACTCTGTATTAAGCTCTATTTTTTTCTGGTTTTTCAATCCCCAATTAGGGAAAATTGATTTTGCCACTGCCACAATCCCTCCGCTGCCAATTACAAATGTTGCAATTCCAATTATATACTCTACTTTCATATTTTCCTCCACACTAACAAAACCTATCTTCATAATATCCCATTTCTCGACATTACGCAACGAAAAAGACACCCGGCATCACCAGGTGTCCTCTCTCGGTTGTGTTAGGTTGGGGGAATAATCAAATGACTATCATATGTCTTTTCATCATGTCCAGTATAATAATAACATAGTCAAAATATGAATGTTATGAATGTTTCAAAATATCTTTAATAACCTTTGACACCATAGACTGTGTATATCCAACGCTCTCCCCAACTTCTTTCTGCGTCATCCCATCCAAGAATACCATTTCAAATATATCCTTGGCCGTTCCATCAGGCATTACGGCTATGTACTTCTCTACTTTATCATTCTCCCGGATCAGCTGATCTTTTCTCTTCTCCTTCTCATAGATCCGCATCTTCAATGCAGTTGCTGCCTTTGGCTCTTCCACTCTAACCTGTACATGCTCCTCGATGTAAGGAAAATCATCCGAACTCTTTGTGACCTTTCCCGATACAACCGGTACTGCGTCCAGTCTTTCCTGAAGCTTGGCAATGATTCCATCCAGATTCTCAATATCCCGCTTATTCTTCTTGTATTTACTTAGCTGCTCTCTGTTCATTATACTCCCGCCTTACTCTTTCCTGAATCCCTTTAATCAGCACTTCTCCATCCATATCGCTGTACGTCTCAATGCCTTTACGAAAAAACAGCTCGCATTCGATTTTAGTATGAATTGCATTCGTGTCCTTTGGATGTCGCCTTAGCCTGATCAATGCCCGCCGGTAATCATCCGCTGCCAGCTTTACAACTGCTGCTTTTAAGTTTTCATAGCACTCGACATATTCACTCATCGCCGGTCACCTCTTTTATGTCTACTCCCATCTTCCGCAAGTAATCCTCCACCGAATAACTCTGATAAGCTGGTGTATGGAATTTCTCACTTGCCTTCGCATCATGACTTTCTTCCAACTCCTTATAGTGTTGCTGGCTATCCAGCTTTACCTGTCTTCTGTCTCTTCCTCTGTTCAATCATTTCTCAGCTCCTTCGTCGTTTTGTTTGTATGTTTCCGGCAATGGCATCCACGCATTGACAAATATTCCATAGCTTGAATATGGTTTTTCATCATCTCCCGGATAGAATGTACCGCCTTCATCATTTTCTTCATATCTTGCGATATCTGGCATTGTTGCATTCTCAAATGATACCAATATGTAACTTTCATCCTCCGGCAATCTCTCACTGTACGGAATCCATTCGCCAGGGACATTTGCGTCCTTAGCATCTTCCCTGTCCTCATACATCGCCAGTCTATCCACCAGCTCCTGTTTCTTATTCGGGGACCAGTACCCTCGCTTTATACCGTTCTCTCTTTTATGTGTTAATCTCTCCATGATCTATTCCTCCACATCCTTCATTTTCATCCGCGCACCTTTCTCATACTTCGTGCATTCCTCTACCTTACATCCACGACTGTGGTTCATAAGTCCGGCATAATCACAGCTATTCACTGTCGGCCGGTTGCTCCGGAACTTACAAGTCTTGCACAGGTGCCGGTCTGAATTGTCTACCGGTTCCTTTTCTTTCTTCCGGAATCTCGCTGCATGATACCCGACTGTTCCGAACGGGATACCGGTCTGATCAGCGATCTCACGATTGGTATATCCTTCCTCTACCAGTTTCCGGATCTTCTCTTTCTTATCTTCGATATTGTCCGCCGGAAGATCTATCGTTTCTTCTTCCATCCTTTCCTCCGGCTCCGTTGGGGGGGTAATACCTTCCTGTGTTTCATGCACTGCCCGAATGATTTCTTCCGGATCTACCTGATCAGCTTCTGTCATCCCCTGCACAGCCTGTTCAAAATCCGGATTTATGACTGCCGGCACATCTACCAGAAAATCAAGATCTTTAAAAAGTTCCTCAAACGGAAATGTATCGTATCCTGATTTTCCATTTTTCCCAACTGAAGCTCTGTCAAGTACGATGACCTCTTTTCCCTTCCGGTAATAATCTATTGCTTTTTCAAAGTCAATTCCTGTAAACATTTATTTCGCCCCTTTCTGCAGATTCTTCAGGAATTCCACCAAGTAAGTCTCACTGTTTTCGTTATGCACATACTGTTGATCGAATGTCTTTTCTTTTCCGTAGTACTTTTTATTCTTTTCCAGCAAGTGGAAATAATGACTATCTTCTACTTCACCTGAATTCCAGTAATACTTTCTCTTTGGGTATTCAGCTACCACCAATCTACTGCCATCCTCGAAATCATATTTGTAATAATTCACATCAATGCGATCATCGTGATACCACAATCCCCAGTCTTTGTAATTTCTGAGCCATTCCTTCCGTTGATCATTATTCTTGAGTTTTGGAAGTTCTGGCTGTTTCGGTTCTTCTGGTGGATTCATCACTGTATCCAGATCGTGAATATATCCGGCCAATGCCGCAACTAATATCTTCTGTTTCCGGAGCCTGATATCATTTTGACCGAATTCTTTCTCAGCCATCTTCAGATATGTCTGAGCTTTCTGATTTTCTTCCCTGGCAATATCGATATCGGTTTTCTCAGATACTTCTTCGTACAACTCCGGCTCTGGCTCTACCTCTTTCTCCACAGGATCTGATGGAATCCTCTCTTCAACTTCCAGCGTTTTCTCTTCCGGAACTTCCACCTTCTCCTGTTTGTGCAAGTTCTTATAATGATTCCAACACTTCGCACATTCTTTCTGTCCTTCATGCTGATCTTCACGAGATGTCCCCCAGTTCTGCCTTGGACAAGTACCTTGATCTGGCGGACAATCCATATTCACATTCTCAACTGACGGTTGCTGTTTATCCTGTGCGACGTCGCACGCATCATCAAGCCATCCGCACCTGCTATTGCAATTCTGATTACATTCCAAACAACAGCTATAGTTCTCTGAACAATATGCAGCTGCTCCACATATTCCACTTCTACTTTTTCCGGTGATACATTTTTCAGGGCCATGTTCCTCTTCTGGCAGAATCTCCGGATAGTCCTCCAGGCACATCTGCCCTGACACTTGCTCCGGAATCTGTTCTTCAATTTCTTCCGGTTCAAGATTTGGTGTACGTATCCTACGAATTTCTCTTGCCGTCATATCTGGCTTTACTTCTTCCATCTGCTTATCATCCAGATACAACATTTCCTGCAGCTGACTTTTCCCAAAGCTTATATATTCTTCTGACAGTATCGGTGTATTACCATTCTTGGAGAACCTGTCGTTCATTGCCATCCATCTGGATGCTGTTGATCTTTTGATACCGTAATTATCTTCTGCAAATTCCCATATTGATTTATATCCATCTTCCAGAAATAAGCTTTTATCTCTGATCAGCTTCAGGTAGAATCCTATTGCCACAAAATCTCTCGACATGTTCTGCAGCTTCTCCTTGATGATATCTTTCGTTTCTGTATAATTAAGTTTTTCGTACCACCTAATTTCCTCCATCTTTCTTTTCCCTTTCCCACATATCGTGCAAAGTCTGTACACGGATTGCTATCCATAACACCAGATCAATCACATCGCACTGTCTTCCATATTTCTCAATCACAGCATCCTTTGCTTCGTTGAACTGCCTCATGTCATGTGATTTTGTGTAATCTCTGTATAACTTCCAACAATCGTTGTACATTGCTGTGACTCGCTTATCATATTCTTCCATATTCCACTCCTTTGTTACCGAATGTTACCGTTTTGAGTGCTCGTTACCAAAACACGGAAACCGTTATAAGCCTTGAAAACACTGTGTTTTCTGGACTTTTCGCCGTTCGGTTACCAAGTTACCACACATTTTCCCATGTAGGAGAACTTATTTTTCTCACTTTCACATATTTTTATCTTACCTATAAGGGTAAAAATTGACTGGTAACTTGGGTAACGGGTAACTTTATTTGAATGGCAACTCCTCCTGCTCATACATTTCCATCGTCTCTACTGACTCAAATCCATCCTCATCCAGATTCTCATTCAGCTTCAGGAACACGCATCTTACAGGATTCCCGCCTACCTTTTTCACCTTTGTCATTCGTCCGCCCTGTGTTTCAATCAGACCTTTCCGGTCCGCCCATGACAGGAATGCTTTGTCAGAAAATCCACCATTTTTACACAGATCCTTGAATGCCTGATTGTAAATAATAGCTCTTCCTTCTTCCAGAATTCCCCACTGCTCAACTTTGTTTTCCGCATCAAATTTCTGCTCATTCATTGCAATCTTATCTTTCAAATACCGGTAGCAGCGTTCATTATCACTAAGATCGTTCCTGTTGATCAGAACGGTTTTTGCCTGCTTGATCGTGATATATTCTCCGTCCCGGAACAAATAATCCGTTGCTACTTTATCTGCAGTAAGAAGGATTGCCAACGACAAGCTCTGCTTCTGCATTGCCTCATCATCCTTAAGCTCTTTCTGAAATTCTTTCTGCATCCGCTGCAGTTCTTCCTTGCCAATGCTTTTCAATGCTTCTATGTAGCGTTTTCCTGCCAAACCATAATTTTTCTTTACAAGCTCTGCAGTCTCTTGTGGATCTTCATAAACATTATCCTTGCATTCAACTTCCAGAATACGGTTAATTGCACCGCCCTGGGATACATATGAATTCAGTGGACGTTCTCCATTGGTCAGGATACAATTCCGCCACCGGTTCTCCCGGTTAATACCAAGTTCTTTGTTTGATCGGCTCTTTCCTTTTCCGGAACACATGTCGTATACCATGCCTTCAAAATTATCCCGAATCCGGCTACTGGTTTTACTGGTATCATCCAGGATCATTGGCAGATGGTTTAGCATATCTGCCTTTGCTTCCAGTGCTACTTCCGTTGTTTTAAAATCTCCGATATACGCTGATTCATCAGGATTTGCCCAGATTGATGCAGCAACCATAAGTGATACTGTTTTACCGCCTTCGGTTTCGCCCCAGAGATCTACAATAAACGGCAATCCGCCCAGGAGACTGACTAAGACGCTTGCAAAAGATGCAGCCATCATGAATTTTATTTCTAACCGCCCGGACTTCCGGAGCTTCTGCATATGGCTCTGCCAGATTTCCCAGTTTCCACGCTCTGATACACTGTCATAGGTCTGACGGAACCGCTGATCTCCATCAAACACAATCTCTGTGTCATAAGGAATAAAATCATTCTGGATCCAACCAAGCTTACTGGTGGAGTATTGAACCTTGATATGGCTGTCGTTCATATTCTCCACATCTGACAGAAAACGTACCAATAGCTTTGCATTTTCCGATGTAACAGAAATGCCTCTTCCTGAAAGAGCTACGATCTTGCTGGCAGATGTCACCATTGTTTTAGGGACAATAATCTCATCCCATCGTCCATTTCGCTTATATGCGATTTTAATCTGCTCTTCGCCAGTCTCTAAATTCTTCATACGCTCCACTGGTAATATTGGATGATAACAGGCAACTGCATCTACCTGACTGTCATTTTGGGCATATACTCCATCTTCTCCAGCAATCCATGCTCCGCAGAACATGTTATTGTATGGTCCTTCAAAATTCGTCCACTTATCCAACATAGCTATCGGCTTCTTACGCTCCCGCTGCTTTGCCTCCCGGTCCACCTTTTTATAAGCTTTTAACAACTCTTCGAACTTCTTCTTTACTCCAAGCTCTGCAGCACGATCTGTAAGCGAAAGGATCATTCGAGCCTTCATTATCTCGTCTTCCTGATCGAATATCTCTAAAAAGATATCCTCTGCCAATATGCTTTTACTATCCAGCCTTGCTAAAGGCTCCATATGATCACCTTCTCTCTTCTAATATTTCCGCATGATATAATTCAAGCTGCAGTGCATTGTAACAATCACACCACGCATCCGATAATGGCTCTGACCGGTCAAGAAACTTCCGGTATATTGCTATCAGATCATTATTTAGCTTTCGTTTTTGCCGGAATCTTTCTTCCTGCTTTTCCCGCATCAGCTTCTCTTTCTTTGCATGATACACGGCCAGGGATGACTTGAAAGATGGATCGTATCCCCCGCCTAGCATCCGGAAAGCTTCCTTAAATGAAATACCATAAAACATCTCAGCAAAAGTAAAGATATCTCCATTTGCTCCACACCCGAAGCAGTTAAAGTCTTTATCATAGATCTTCATGGAAGCTTCCCGATCGCCTTTGTGAAACGGACACTGAATAAAGCCTGACCGGTTCGGCTGTGGAAGTCCACATTTATTTAAAATGTCCCGCATACTGTATGTTTGTTTAATCTCCTCACTGGTCATCTGGGGTCACCGCCCCCCCCCCTGAGAGGATCCGCATTATTTCTTTGCCGGTATCTTTTTTCTCACAGAATTCAAATCGGACATTGTATCGATCACGAATGGTACACAAGGATTTGTACAGCTGATTCCCATCAACCGCCTTAGCTGATACCACATACTTCTCTCGCTTACCATTCACCATGCGCCACCGGACTTCATGCTTCCTGGGATTCTCCCAGAACCACACATCTTCCAGACTCTTGATATCTGGACCATGCTCCACCAAAATCACAAGCTGTATCCCTGCATTGATTGCCTTCAGAAGCTCTCTCTTGAATCGTTCATGCTGCTGGCAGACATTTCCGCATAATTCCTGCAGATTCTGCTTCCGATCGATGATGAGCCTGGGGTTATCCAGACTCATATAATCGCCGACTAATAACTTACTCGAGAAATGCTTTACGTCGTTATCATCAAATGTCTTAATGATTTTACGAATAGCTCGCTGCTTTTCTCTTGTATCAATTTGTATATCCACTTACATCACTCCTAGTTAAATGGCAGCTCCTCATCAATGCCATCCGGAATATTCATAAATCCATCCCCTGCAGGTGTAGATCCCTGCGGATACCCATTGATGTGATTCTTGTATGCTCTTGTCTCGTTCATATCTGGCACTGCAGCATCAGCAACCTTGTCTACGCTTACAAACCAACGAAGCACCCTCTTCTCCATCTCTCTGCCATCATAGTAGTCCATCTGGGGACCATACACGCCGCCAACCAGTTTTCCCTTGAACTGCTGACCGAAATTATCTCCCCACTGCGTTGCGAATCCCTTGTTGGAATGTTCCACGCAAGTCAAAAATGTCTTAAATGAACGGCTACAATCTCCATTCTCATCTTCTGTCAGAATGTATTGCGTTGCCTGGTTCGACCATTTCTTGTCTGGGCGAATGTCATTCTTGAACGATTCTGCAAAATATCCCGCCTGCTTATCTCCTGGAGCGAAATCAAAGAACACAACAATCATTGGTTTATTGGTCTTTGACATTCGTTCCTCAACCTGTTTAATTACCAGTGTATGTCCTCCAAGCTCAACGGGAGTAAATTCTCCCTGAGCCTGTGTATTTTCATAATTATTCGGTTTTCTCATTTTAATAGTCCTCCAATGCTTTCATTACTTCTACAATATCGTTATCAATCTCCATCTGGTCAAATGCTCCCATTGGAGATTTTGCCGTACTATTGTTTGCCTGAGTTTCAAATTTATATGCTCCATCTACGCACTTGCTAAGCAGTACTGTAGTGAACTTACTTTCCAGACAGATCTTGTCCAGCTTCTTCCCAGAGGTTTTGATTCTGGTAAACATATAACCGGCTTCATCGTGATCTGTCTGCGTATGTGCCGTGAAAATAATTGTCAGATCATCCCTGTATGTATATGCTTCGCAGACCAAATCCCAGACACACGCCGCAAGATCTACCCATTTGTCATAACCTTTTTCCTTACTCCGGCGCATCTCATCAGCTACCATCAATCCGTTGACCGTGTCAATTACAATCACTTTTACTCCTGGACAAGCCTCTGCAATTCGTTTAATATACTGGCGGACAATATTTGCATCATCGCATGCCAGATAATTTTTATTTTCTTTGTTATACTGTTTTCTCCATCCCTTCCAAGAAAGTCCTTTCTTATCAGCATCAATATAATATGTTGTCTTTGGATCTAAATTTCTCATAGATGTTGTTTTGCCGGATCCTGATTCTCCCATAATACAAATAACTTTGCTCATCTTCCTCTTCCTCCTGCTTCTGAGTAATGGAATAACTCATCTTCCCAATACCGTATTTTTTAAATGTATTAATGATTTCACCAGCTTCCGTCAGTTCAGGTACCCTGAAAGCTGCTGTTTCTTCTAAATCAATTCCGTAATCTGATGTATATTTCTGCGTTACTCTTACTTCCCACATATCCATATCTCCTATCGAATTCTTAATCCTTCGCTCTGCTCCAAATGCGCAAAATCTGCCGGGTTATCTTTAAGCCACTTCTTGAGTGAAGCCTTGTCCAGCTTCGGATCCTGCTTAATCCAGTACTCTTCTGGAATCTTATCTTCCTGATCAACTACAACTGATGCCGGATTCTTCTGAATATTAAATCCGAATAAGGCCGTCTTAAATTTTCTCTTTCCGGTATCGATCATTGCCTTCTCAAGATATTTTTTTACTCTATCAGCATTGTTGGAGATCACGTCTTTTCTCGCTTTTAAACGCTCAATTTCTTCGTTGATCACACTTGTCACACCATTCAGTTCACGGATCAGCTTTGCACAGTTATCCGCCTTTGCTTCGATTTCTCCATCCACACCTTCTAATGTGTCCTGCAGCACCTCTGGATCAACGGAGTCATCCTCCATCATCTCCAAAAGCTGTCTATATTCCTCTGTTAATTCATATAATGTTGCCATATCTCTACCTCCGACTATTCTTTGTCATACACCACTTGCTCTGCAGCCTTTACGATCAAAAGACTTGCAATCTGCTTAAGTGATAAAGTTGATTCATTATAAATCTCTACCAGTGCGTTATATGCTTCCGGTGTTACTTTAACCACCATCTGATCATCTACCGGCTGTTTCCTTCTGGCCGGAATATGTATCTTTCCATCACTCATGACTGTTCTCCTTCTGCAATACAGGGAAGTCTTTTAACATCTTCTCCATCCACTGCTCTGAATCCCGATTGCCAAATCCGATAATATCTTCTCCTAGAACTAACCCGAAGATCACATCGCCGGCAATCATACAACCATGCTCTTCGATTCCATAAAATACAGAAGCCACTGCATTGCAAGAAAGTCCTTTGATTAACCCTTCCTCATCAACCAGCATAATCACCGGAGCTTTAAAGTAATCCCACATCTTTCTTGTCTTCACAGTCTCGAAATATCCGTCGACTGCCTGCTGGATAGATCTGAAATCCTTAAAATCTACATCGACGATAGAGATCTTATTATCCGTTGTAATTTTCAGCGTCTTCATCTTTTCTCCTCCGCCTGTTTAATGGCTTCCTTTGTAATACTTACCAGAACTTCCTTTGCCAGTTCTTCTGGCATATGTCCGCGAAGTGATCTATACATTGCCGCTGTAACTCCTTTATATTCCTTTATCAGTTCTGCTCCTGATCCAAGTAGTTCTACCTGGCATCCCGTTATTCCGCTACAAACGGACTGTGATGTTGCTTTAATCATTTGACTAATTCCCTTTCTTCTCATATAATATAGTTGACTAATTTTCTGAGCGCCCAAAGCTTGCCGGCTTATACGGGTGCTCTTCTTATTTCCACGTCAGATCAAATATCTGTCTTAACTGATCCGGCGTATAGATTTTTGCTGATGGCACCGTCACACAGCTGATCAGGTAATTTCTCCGCACCTCTACGGTGTTTGACTCCTTACTGATCGCATCTAAGTGCTCCTGGATTCTTTCCAGTTCTTTCCGGAATTCATGATCATCCATCAGTCTTGGTATCTCTTGCAACGTCCTCACCTCCTTCACCTTACAAGCAACCAGACAAATAACATTGCATCAAATGCAAGTCCTATTGCGGCGCCGATCAGGATCTCTAACACCGTTTCTCTAATGATTCGCTGCCATTTTGTTCTTGGTCCTCTTCTTTTCATGCTTGTCCACCTCCCCTACCGCCTAAGCGGTTTTCTCTTTCTGGTATCCCAGATATCCAACAGCTACACGATTCAACTCATTCACGATCGTTGCTCGCTCCTCTGCAGATAATGTAGCCATGTCTCTCTCTACTCCATCGATAATCACGATGTTAATATGTTTCAAACTACATCACCTCTTTATAGGTTATGTATCACTGTTTGTACTTGTTGCATTCTGATCTTTGACATGAATCGCACAATCATTTATTCCGACCACTGTTGTTACTGGTGAACAACCTATATATTGAACGGTCTGCTCCACATTTTCTCTCATACACTTTCCGCAAACCAGACAATAATTTGCATTCTCTGGAAGCTCGGTAAAACATACTGGGCATAATCGCTTCATAATATCCACCTCTCTTCTATTGCATCCTCCTTAAATCTCTCCTATACTCTAAATACAAACACTGCCACGCTGAGTATTTATGAAAGGAGATATATTGTATGGATCCTAATTGGCACGCCCAACTAATGATTGATGAAATTAACAAACAAAGTGAACGTGACGCCCTTTTAAAAGAAACCCATGATACTCTTTTACAAATGCAAGAAGCATCTGAAAAGGAATCTGCTATAAATTCAAAGCGATTTATAATTCAGACAGTTCTTTCTGTAGCATCTCTAATTGTTGCTGCAATTGCTGCTGTTGCTTCCATAATTTCTTTGTTGTAAGAACTATGGATATTTGATCGATAGCCGTTAATACTGCGGCTATTGATACTAATAAAACGGATACACTTTCAGCCACTTTACTCCCTCCCTTCTTTTGAACCTGTTTCATCTGTTGCTGAAATTAATTCATCCACAGCCACACCGAAATATCCAGCCAAAATTTTAAGCTTGGCTATCTTCGGTTTGCTCCTTCCTGATTTCCAATCAGAAAAAGTAGACTTCGGAATCCCCGTATCTTTTGCTACCCTGTAGTCAGATACACCTTTTTGATTTCGAAGTTCTACATATCTTTCATACATAAAAATAATCACCTCATTTCCGAACTTTCTATTGATTTTAGTTCGGAAATCAGATACAATATATTTACCAGATACATTGACAAATGAATTAAAACTTAATTCTGTTTTGATTTCCGAACTTTGTAGCTTTATTATAGTGCGGATTTCAGAACTTGTCAATAACTTTTTGTACTGATTTCAGAATTTATTATTTAGAGGTGTATTATGTATGAAATTTATTGCAAGTTAAGAGATTCCAAAGGGATGAAAGACTCTGATGTAGCAAAGGCTACTGGAATCACAAAATCCACTTTTTCAGATTGGAAGAATGGCAGAAGTAATCCTAAAGATGCTAAGTTGCAGAAGATAGCTGATTTATTTGGTGTAACTGTCGAATATATTCGCACTGGGAAAAAATCTAACGAATACTACACAAACAACGAAACTGCACAGGTAGCACAAGAGATATTTGAAAACAAAGAACTGAAAGCGCTGTTTGATGTCCAGAAAGATATGGATCCGGACGACTTAAAAGCTCTGCATAGCATGGCTCTCGCGCTTAAACGAAAGGAACGTGGTGATATTGACGACACCGGATGTTAATGTCGTTCTTATGGATTTTCCTAGTAAAAAAGGAAATGAAATGGTTGTTCCGAACGAAGACGGAAGCTACACGATACTGATCAATGCCGGATTGAATTATGAATCTCAGCTTAAGGCATATGAGCATGCTATGAGTCATATAACAAATGATGACTTTTCGAAAGGTAATGTACAAGAAATTGAATACTATGCTCATCATCTACACAAAGATCCTGAGCCGGTTCAAATCTATCTTGATCGTATCAAGCAATTGCAAGCGGAACGAAGACGATTAAAGAAGCGGATTGCTCGTGATCAGAAACGTGTTGAATTTATTCAGGAACATTGCGATATGTTCCACCGAGCTGAACACCACTATCTATATGGTGATGATTTATAAAATATGAAAGAGAGGAAAATGTATGGAGTTCAATGATGTAATTAAACAATTTTCAGAAAGGATACTGTCTTTAAAAGACACCATCACTACAGAAGAATCCACAAAAATGTCTCTTGTAGTGCCTTTATTTCAACTTCTTGGGTATGATGTTTTCAATCCAAATGAATTTTGCCCAGAGTATATTGCTGATGTAGGAATTAAAAAAGGCGAAAAGGTTGATTATGCAATCCTTGAAAATGGACAGCCGAATATTTTAGTCGAATGCAAAAGTTGCTCAGAGCAACTCGACAAACATTCGTCTCAACTTTTTAGATATTTCGGGACATCTCCTGCTAAATTTGGCATTCTTACAAATGGCATAATATATCGTTTTTATACAGATTTAGAAGAATCAAACAAAATGGATCTTGTGCCATTTCTAGAAATAGACATGACAAATTTAAAAGATTCTTCCATCAATGAATTAAAAAAATTTTGTAAAGATAATTTTGATAAGGACAAAATATTTAGTACTGCCGAAGAGCTTAAATATAGCAGTCAAATAAAAAACATCTTAACAAAACAGTTTGAATCTCCGACAGAAGACTTTGTTCGATTTATTTTAGCGAATATATACGATGGTCAAAAGAATCAGAGAATAATTGAAAAATTTACGCCTGTGGTAAAACGAGCTTTCTCTTCTTTTGTAAATGAAATAGTAAATAGTAAAATTTCTTCTGCATTAGCTGACGATTATGATAAAGATGAAGAATCAGAACCCGAGATCAAAGAACCCGCATCAAAGATTGTTACAACGGAAGATGAAATTGAAAGTTTCTACATTATTCGCGGACTTCTTGCTGGTATCGTACCCGTTGAAGATATAGTTCACCGTGATACCGAAAGTTATTTTGGAATTCTGTATAAAGACAATAATAGAAAACCGATTTGTCGCCTCAATCTTGATGCAAGAAATAAACAGCTTCTCATCCCGGATGCTAATAAAAAATTCGAACGTATTTATATCGACTCTTTAAACGATTTGTACAAATACAAAAACCGTTTAATAGAAGTTGTAAAGAGATATATGTAATTCATCCAGTATCTCTAACCATAAATACACTGCCCTCTTGATACGATAGTATTTGTATGGCGGAGATATCTGATTGAATAAATAATCTCTGAAAAAAGCGAAACATTTTGGAACAAATAAAACGAAGGGGAAAAAACATATGAAAAAGAAATTTGTAGCACTATTACTGGCATCATCTATGGCATTGTCATTATCTGCTTGTGGAAGATCTGGATCTGATTCTTCAAGTTCTAAGTCCGACACGAAAAAAGAAGAAACAGTAAAATCTGATAAAAAAGCTGATGAAGCTACCACTGAAGATTCTTCAGATAAAGCAAATTCATCCGAAAGTGACACATCTGATCAAGGAAACGATTCTACTTCTTCTACATCAGATACACAAACAGCATCTTCGTTAAATATGGACAAATGTATATCTGATTTAAAAGCGAACTTACCGCTTGATCCAGATTACACCTATGTTCAAGATTATTATATCGGAGTAAAAGATGATACAATAACTATAACTGCAGTTGTTGATGATTCTACTGATCCATCCCTTGCTCTTGATTTTGCTGATACTCTTGTAAGGCAATTGAATTTATATGCGCAAATGCAAGATTCTTCTATAGAATCAAGTTCACAGAACTTTTATGGAGGTCTCTATACTCGCTATAATGCCCTTGTTGGCGTCGCACCAGCCAGTAAAACTAATAGCCAGAAAGATTGGTTTGTCTACGACGGCATATCTGGTGGAAAGGTTATGCTTAAATTAAATAAACAATATAGATAAAATTAAAAATCCCCGGTGTCTGCCAAACACCAGGGAAAATCCCGAGTAATATATACGGCGAAGGATTCGCATTGCAATTTACTGAAGTAATTGCCATTTTGCCAACATGGGCAAAATCGTATAATCATCAAAAAAAATAAGAAACGCCCCTGCTGGTAGTACCTGCGATATTAGATACGCCACTCAGTTTGTAAAACAAATAAACGCTCCCACATAGTAGGAGCGTTAAAACAACAGCTCTAATAGAATATCACAAAACAGCTTTGATTACAAACAAAATTGTATTTTTTATGTATTTTCTTTCAAAAAGTATTGATTTTTAACTGCGATGGGCATATATTTACATTGTAACGAAAGTTACATGTACAAGTATTTAACGCTAAACGCGAGGTACAGTTAAGTATATCCCTAGCAGTAATCCTCCCACTATAAGGGAAGTGATGAGCCTAGGGATATTTTTTCTTTTTAGGAGGTATAACATATGATAAGAACTGCCATACTTGTTGATGGCGCATTTTACAGAAAGCGCGCATATCATTTATACGGTGATAAATCTCCTGCTGAACGAGCCGATGAATTAGAATGGTATTGTAAACGACACATCCGTGAAGAGCATAACGAGAAATGTTCTTTATATCGAATTTTTTATTACGATTGTCCTCCAATGGATAAAAAAGTGTACCATCCATTTCTCAAGCGACAGATCGACTTTGGAAAGACACCAGATTATAAATGGGCTACTGAATTCTTTAAAGAATTGACTCACAAAAGAAAATTTGCTCTTCGAATGGGACGCTTAGCTGAAGAACAAGCAGCATTCAACATACGCCCAAATATAACAAAAAAATTATGCAACGGTTCCCTGAATTTTGACCAACTCACTGAAAAAGATTTTGCTATTGATGTAAAACAAAAAGGTGTTGACATGCGTATTGGTGTCGACATTTCTTCATTGGCATTTAAAAAGCAAGTCGACAGAATTATCTTAATCGCCGGGGACAGTGATTTTGTTCCAGCATCTAAACAAGCGCGACGTGAAGGAATAGATTTCATACTAGATCCTATGCGCGCACCTATAAAAGATGACTTATTCGAACATATTGATGGAATGCGCACAAAAGCTCCAAAGCTTTCAAACGCTACAAGTACAAAATAAAAAACCGCTCCTGCGCCAACAAGAACGGTTTCCCCATAATCAATATGAGGACGTATATAACGTATATATCCGAAGAGATACATACAATACTCACAAAAATATTGTATCATCTTCGGGCAGCTATCGCAAGCAGAACACACGTTCCGTGCTAGCTGTTATTTTTATACCCATTTTTGTGCGACATCGCACATATAATTACAGGAAGGTGATACAATGAGCGTAAAATATGCATACGGCTACATCCGTGTATCCACTCATGATCAGGAAGAGATCTCTCCGGACTCCCAGGAGCACCTCCTCCGGGACTATGCAGCCAAGAACAATATTGTAATCCTGAAGATCTTCACGGACCTTGGTATTTCCGGAAGAAAAGCCAACAAGCGTCCCGGCTTCCAGGAGATGATCGGACTGGCCAAAGGTGATGATCATCCGGTTGATCAGATCCTGGTATGGAAGTTTTCCAGGTTCGCCCGGAATCAGGAAGAATCTATCGTCTATAAATCTCTATTAAAAAAGCAACATAATGTAGATGTCGTGAGCGTATCTGAGCCACTCTCCGATAATCCTTTCGGCAGCCTGATCGAGCGTATCATCGAATGGATGGATGAATACTACTCTATCCGGTTATCTGGCGAAGTGCATCGTGGAATGAAAGAAAATGCACTCCGCGGAGCATACCAGGCACGTCCGCCGCTTGGCTACAAGGTTGTGGAGCATGGCAAGCCGCCGGTGATTGTTCCGGAAGAAGCAAAGATTGTTCGGACTATATTCGAAAAATACACAAATGAAGGCATGAGCTTCTTTGATATCGCCAGATACCTAAATTCTTTAGGACTCAAGACTTCGCACGGAAAGCCATTTGAGCGAAGATCTGTCGAATACATCATCCAAAATCCTTCCTATTGTGGCATGATCCGGTGGAACCGGACAGAGAATAGCACCAATCGTATCAAAGATAAGGATGAATGGATTGTTACAGAAGGGCAACAGCCGGCTATCATATCAAAGGAATTGTTTGAATCGGCACAGGAACGATTTAAAGCCACCTACAAGCAGGTCGGCAAGCGCCCCTCTTCCACTTATAAGCATTGGCTTTCCGGACTGCTGAAATGCCCGGATTGCGGACGCACCTTAACCTCAGCCACTATGAAACGAGTCAATGGGGAAAAATACTCTTACTTCTCCTGCTACGGATACAGCAAAGGAAAATGCAAAAAACCGAACGGCATAAGCTCACTGGTCCTTGAAAAGGAAGTTCTGACCAGCATCAAAGAAATATTGGATACCAAAGATATTGTCTATGAATTGCGTGAATATCAACCCACAGAGCAGTTTGATGAGCGCAAGGCTATAACAGAACAATTGGAAAGTTTAACCGGCAAAGAGGAACGAATAAAAGCCTCCTACCGGGAAGGGATTGATACACTGGAAGAATATAAAGCGAATAAAGCTATCATTCAGAAAGAACGGGAATCCTTAGAACAACAATTAAAGGAATTGAAAAAGGCAGCGCATAAATCTGATCAGGATCCGGCGGATGCTATGCTGCAGAAGGTACGGAGTGTGTATGATATTCTCATCTCCAACAATTATACATACATTCAAAAGAACGAAGCCCTGAAGCAGATCATCGACAAGATTATCTACGATCGCAAGAACGATTCTCTTAAAATCTACTTTTTCCTATACAGGTAAAATGCCCGCAAGCCCAGTAAAATCAAGGGTTTGCGTATACTTTATAGGTTATGACAATTTGGTTGACCTTTTTGCTATAACCTATAAAGTGGATTTTTACCTATTTATATGCTACATTTTAGCAAAAATTATCTAAACTGAATAGCCTCAATCCTAAGTTCCTGGCCTACGGTTCCAAGAGTTGCTACTCCATCGGCTCTTGTCCAGTCTGTCCATCCGGAACTCTGGATATGAACACGGTATTCAAAGTCGCCGTCAAAACATAAGCATTCGATACGTTTCTTTTCGCCAACAGTTCCGATAATCGTGTCTTTGGTGATCGTGCCGTAATCCACCCAGCCTTTGCTCTGGATGTGAGCCTTTGCCTTAATAGTCTTTCCATATGGATTGATTCGGATCGCTTCCAGGCGTAATGCATGGCCTGTGATACCAATCACATTCTCTGCGGCTTTTGGTGATAACCATCCCTTACTCTGTACGTGCGGTTCGACGGAGAACATGGATTTCTTAATCTCCAGTGCTTCCATCTGCAGTCCTTTTCCGGTCGTACCAGCCCACTCTCCGTTGTTGGCCCATTCTGACCAGCCAATACTCTTCTGGTGGACTCTGTACAGGTAGAAAGATTCCTTTCCGGTGATCTTGATTGCTTCCAGTCTTCTGTTCTGTCCGGTGGTTCCGATCAGAGTGTCTTTGGTGATGTTCTTGTATTCTTTGTTGCCGATTCCTTTCATATGAACAACAACATCTGTTTCTCCAACCGGCTGGATGTGCAGTGCTTCGATCCGGCGATTCTGGTTTGTTGAGCCGACCATTAATCCGTCAGACTGCCAAGCTCCCCAGCCAGCACTTCTCATGTGTGCCTGGTATGAAATTGTACCAAACTTATCCGTCTTGTTCTGGAATACTCCACCGGATTTGATCTCTCCATCGACAGGTTCTGTTTTCTTGGCTGATGCTACCGGTGCCGCAGATGTGATCCCGAATGCTTTAAGGATTCCT